TATCTCAAAATGGACTATGGGACTTATTGGATGAGATTCAAAGAAAATATTTCCCACAAACTATTCTTAATGAGTTTATACTTAAAGATCCTGAGAAACTAAACAGAAGAATTCCAAGAGACGTAGATAGAGCAGTAGATGATTACATTAGACAATCTGGATTAAAAGAATCTGGAGTAGATAAACCTCGTTACATGGATGAAATAAATGACGAAATCAAGTGTCATACTAATGAATGTAGAGCACTTGCTCCTCCCATGAGACTCTGTGCTCCCTGGGTTGACGACTGCCCAAAGCAGTGATATAATCCTCCCATACTTGCGGGTATAGTTTAGGGGTAAAATGCCATCCTTCCAAGTTGGAGTCACCAGTTCGAATCTGGTTACCCGCTCTCTAAATAAGTGAATTATGAAAAAGAAAAAATTCAATGAATTGATACAAAAACCACTGAGGTTTCATCACCAAGATATACATGAGGAACTTGAAGAAATTAAAAGGATGATTACAGATGTTAAAGATCAGATGCAAAAATTGCAATACAATATTGGAATCACATCCATCACAAACTAAATGTTGTGGATGTGATAACTTAACGTCAATTAAAAATGAAACTATCACTGCTATTGATTTGACAAAAGTAGAAATAGTTAGTAATATACTAAAGAAGGAAAGCAAAGATGTCTTAACTAGAGAAGACCTTGCTTTTCAAGAATCAAGAAAAAATCGTAAAGTTAGAAAACTGGAGTTTGAAATTAGATGAGTTGGGAGACCCCAAAGTTATCAAAACCTGACATAGAGGTTATTACCCTAGCACTGGACGACTACATATATTATTCCAAACAAGATGGAATAGACGTTCAAGAAGCAGAAAAAATGTTGCTGAGGTTGAATGACCACTTGCAAAAATTTTAAATGAACAATCACACCTATGAGAATTGGGTGAAGATAAAAGAAATATTTGAAAAATCTGGTAACACAAACAACATGTTCTACAAGAGAGCATGTGAAATAATTAAGACAAAAGTAGATCCATTAGAAAAATTCTTAAATGGATAAAGAATTGGATGAACTAGTTAGTAGATCAGAAGTTCAGGAGATGATTGATGCTGCAATACGTAAACACAATCGTAATGCTTCGATTATTTCTATGTGTGTCGGTTGGGTCGTTCTTGCTTTATTTGCTGAGGGTCTCCTCAGACTCATAGGAGTTATCCCACCACTGATGCCATGGCTCAAAATCACTCTGAACTAATCTTTTTAGTTCCTTGGTTTGTTCTTATGGGTATTGCTATCTCCATGTTTGTTCAAGGATGGATGTTAATGAATGCTCACTATGGATATTCCAAAAATCCAAAGATAAAGCATCCAGAAATGAATGATGTTAAAGCAGGTGACAGTTTGATGAGTATAAAAATTTTAAGTGTTGACGACCTTGGGGATTCAGAGTATGATGACCTTTATAGAAGGATAGAGCAACAAAAGTTGCAAGAATTATTTGAAGAACCTTCTTCTTATGAGGATGACCCTGAATGATGACTTACACAGTAAAAGAGTTTCAAGATGATTTTGACAATCTTATGAATAGAGTAGAAGGTGGAGAACACATAGGTATTGTAAATGAAGAAGGAAGAACTGTAGTAATTATTCCAGTTGATGATGAACTGATAAAAATGTACACTGAATTGAATAACGAAGCACAATAACTTTAAGGGAGCATAGCTTAATGGTTAGAGCGGGCTCCTTATAAGGGCTTAGTCTGGGTTCAACTCCCAGTGTTCCCATTTGCTATTTGCAAATAGCAAATGCCAGTCTTGGGATGACTTTAAAAGCACCCTGGTCGGGAAGAAACCCCCTCAGTCATGGAGAGACTTTAAAAATACTGGTGGAGTCAATATGACCCCCTTTGGTTTCTTGCTTCCTTCAAGAGCAAGTGGTGCTGATGGGATCTTACTCCCGCCTGGTTTCCAGTTTCCAGTTAAAGAATTGGTGGCGAGCCTGAGTTACACAAGAGGAGTTGCATAAACTTCTCTTTTTTTGTATAATAAGATAAAGTATTTTTTAGTATGAAAATTTTAAGTAGTGCTAATTTTGCAACACTTCATAATGATGAAACTATATTTTATTCACATGTATTTGATTTGGATATAGTTTTTGATAAGATTAGTCAAAAAGAAAATGATGTTATATTAATTACTGGATGTGGAGATATTTCTATAGATAATTTTTGTGCACCAAGTAATGTCAAATATTGGTTTGCCCAGAATGCATTATCTAATGATCATAGGATTATACCTATTCCAATTGGCATGTGTAATGGATTTGAACATCACATTCCAGGACAAAGATCAATTGGGTGTGGAGGGACTTATGAATACTGTGATACTGTATCTCAGATATTAATTGATATGTTTCTAAATGATACTACAGTGCCAAATGATTTTATATATGCTAATTTCACTGTGGGTACAAACGAAGGATATAGATCAGTCATAAGAGATATTGCTTTAGAAAGTGAGTTTATTAATTATGAAGGACCAGAAGATGTTGGGTTTGTTTCTGGCGTTGGTAAGTATTTGGAGGATGATGGTCCCAAAAAGTATATTGAAAAACTTTTAAATCATGAGGCAATTTTGTGTCCTATTGGAGCTGGAATAGATACTCATAGATTGTGGGAAGCATTATATTGTAAAAGAATTCCTGTTACTATTAACTGCAATACTTTTAGGCATGAGAAAGTAAGTCAATCCCCACATCATGAAGGAGAGTTTTGGCATATTCCACCACTACAATATGAATATTCAATTTACACTAAACTTTATTCAAAATTACCTATAGTGGTTTTAAATAGTTATAGGGAATTATTTGATAGGAAACGTTTGGAAAGATTGATTCAGGAACAAAAGGAAAAGGAATTTGATACTCAATTATTAGATTTTAATTACTGGGAAAAAATGATTTTAGATTTGGAAAAAACTCTTTGACTATGAATAAATTATATTTCTACAACAACTATCACTATGGGGATTGTTTAGTATCCTTACATTTCTTAAATTATTTGACTAAAGTTAATGATGTTGAGTGTGAGTTTAGTTGCAAATCTGAATATCATGATCAGCTAAATGAATTGATTTCTTTGAATGATAAAGTTAGTTTGTCTGAACTGCCAAGAGAAAACTATGATTCATTAGATTTTAGGACACATTCTGGACCAAATCGTGCAATTAATCTTTGGTGCTGCCCATCATTAAGAAGAATGTGGGGAGAGGATGTAGAAAAATTTCCTGCATACTCTGATAAGTTTCCAACTATGTTAGACTTGGGAACAGTTTTGATTGAAATTTGGAGGTTTGTTTGTCAAACAAATGACTTAACATTTCCTTTTGAGAATAAAGATGATATTATTTTTGATGAAGAGATTTTACTTCAAGACACTTTAGATGCTGAGTATGATTTTCTTTTAGTGAATAGTTATTGCCATAGTGGGCAAATGAAAATTGCTCCTGATCAGCAAGATGATTTGTTTTTACAAGTGATAGATTTGTTGAAAGAACACAATAAAACATTTATAACCACGCATAAACTTTTAGATTATGAATGTACAACTGACTACAATCTTTCTTTAGTTGGTATTGGTCAGTTATCTAAAAGATGCAAAGTTCTTCTTGGAGTTCCAACTGCCCCTCTTTGGATGTCTCTAAATAAGTGGTCACTGCAAAATTGTATTAAATTTGTTAACTATACAAATGATATAGTTGCTTATGATTTTGGAGATAAAACAACTAACATTAATGATTTGGATGAATTGTACCAAGAAGTTTGTAATTTAATTAAACAAGTATGAAAGCAGCAGTATTAGTAGAAATTAATGCCCCTCTTGCAGTCAAAGAAGTAGAACTTACTGAACTGAAAGTTGGACAAGTATTAGTCAAAGTTCTCATGAGTGGATTGTGTGGAGCACAACTCCATGAGATTAGAGGGCATAAAGGAAATGCAAAGTTTCTTCCACACCTGATGGGTCATGAGGGTTGTGGAATAGTTGAAGATGTTGGACCTGGCGTTACCACAGTTAAGGTTGGTGATAAGGTGGTAATGCACTGGCGTCCTGGTTTTGGAATTGAAGCACCTTTCCCATCTTATGTCATGGATGGAAAAACTATGAGTAGTGGTAAGGTTACTACTTTAAGTGAATACTCTATTGTTTCTGAAAACAGATTGACTACAGTTCCTCAAGATACTCCACCAGAACTTTGTGCTATTCTTGGATGTGCTCTGACAACAGCTATGGGCATTATTGATAATGAAGTTGACTTGAAGTTTGGTGAAAGTGTTGCTGTTGTTGGTTGTGGTGGTGTTGGATTAAATTTGATTCAAGCAGCATCTATGAAGAGTGCATGTCCAATTTATGCTATTGATAATAATGTAGAAAAGAGAGAGTTGTGCTTTACTGCAGGGGCAACTACTTTTACTGATAGTGTAGAGAATATTGACAAGGTGGATATTATTATAGACACTACAGGAATTCCTGAAGTTATTACTAACTGTATTTCTAAATTATCAAATACAGGTAGAATGATTCTTGTTGGGCAACCTGCACCAGGAAAACTGGTTGAGGTTATGAATGCAGTTAATCTTTTTAATGGCATGGGTCAGAGTATCAAAGCAACTCAAGGAGGAAAAACAAATCCTCAAGAAGATATTCCAAGGTATGTAAAGATGTACCAAGAAGGAATTCTTGATGTGAAACAATTTGTGACACATTATTTTACATTAGATCAAATTAATGAAGCATTTGATTTGCTCAAAACAGGTAATGCTGGTAGAATTATGGTAAAACTTTCAGAGGAACAAGCATGAGAAAGAAGTGGACTAAAGAAGAATTAATTTCTTTTGAAAATCATATTGGTGATCTGTACCTTGATAATAAACTTCCATTTCTTTTTCACTTATCTGGTGGCAACGAAGATGAGTTGATTGAAATCTTTGATCAGATTGAAGATGGAGACTATGTAATTTCAAATCATAGAAATCATTACCATGCTCTTCTTCATGGTGTTCCTCCTGAAGTTGTTGAGGATAGAATCCTTAATGGTAGAAGCATGTTTATCTATGATAGAGAAAGAAACTTCTTTGTTTCTGCTATTATTGGTGGAACTCCTGCTATTGCTGCTGGTATTGCCTGGGCTCTTAAGAAGAAAGGATCTAAGAAAAAAGTCTGGTGTTTTATTGGTGATGGTACAGAAGATAATGGACACCTGTTTGAAGCAGTTAGATATGTTGATGGATGGGATCTTCCCTGTACTTTTGTAATTGAAAGTAATGATAGGTCCTGTGAAGCAAGTAATGCAGATCGTTGGGGTAAGAAGGGGCACCTTAAATGGGATTCTCCATCAGTCATCAAGTATCAGTATGAGTGCACGTACCCACACTGTCGTAAACCTGGAATGATTGACTTGTCTAAGGCAGTCAAGAAAACTGATGATGAATACTTTCCTCCACTTGAGGAGTTTGTGTACCCAGAGGTTGCTGAGAGTGACATTTCCTACAAGGATGCTATTGTCCAATCCATGACTGAACTTGGTGAAGCAGGAGCAGTGTTTATTGGATATAATGTTGCTTATGGTGATGCTATGGGAACTCTGAAGAATGTTCCTACAGAACAAAAACTTGAAACCCCAGTGGCAGAAAATCTAATGGCAGGTCTTGCTATTGGTATGTCATTTGAAGGATTTATTCCTGTTGTGTATTATGAACGTCATGACTTTATGGCTGTTGCTTCTGATGCAATCATCAATCATATTGATAAGATTGAAAGGATTTCTCATGGTGAATTTAAAGTTCCTGTGATTATTCGTGCTGTGACTGCAGATGCTGGTCCATTTTATTCTGGCATCACACACTCTCAAGACTTCACCAATCTGTTCAAGGCATCAGTAAGTTTTCCTGTGGTTGATCCTGTGACTGGCACAGATGTGCTCAAAGCAGTCAGAGGTGCCAAAGAAAGTGGAAGACCTATGATGTTGATTGAAAGAAAATCAAGGTATTGATGAAAAAGATACTTGTTGTTGGAGAGAGTTGTAGAGATGTATTTGTTTACTGCGATTCTTTTAGACTGTGCCCTGAAGCACCAGTACCAGTTTTAAACATTATAGATCAAAGAGAAAACCCAGGCATGGCTGGAAATGTTCGTAGGAACATAGAAAGTATATCTGGTAAAGTAGATATCTACACAAATCCTAATTGGTACGAATTAACTAAAACAAGATATGTTCATCAAGAAACAAATCATATGTTTTTTAGAGTTGATAGTACACAAAAAATAGAAAGAGTTGATACTAGTAAACTTGATTTTGATTATGATGCTGTTGTAATATCTGATTACAACAAAGGATTTTTAGAGCCAGAAGACATTAGTTTTATTTGTGATAATCATTCTAATGTTTTTATTGATACTAAAAAGACATTAGGAGATTGGGTTAGCAAAGCTAGGTTTATTAAAATTAATGATGTTGAATATAAAAACTCAAAGCAATTTCTGACTAAAGAGTTGTCTAATAAAATCATTCATACTATGGGTGGTTTGGGGTGTGAGTATCAAGGTAAAAGATACCCAACAAAGAAAGTAGAGGTCAAAGATTTATCAGGGGCAGGAGATACTTTTATATCTGCATTTGTTGTAAAGTTTTTGCAGACAGATGATGTTGGAGAAAGTATTAAGTTTGCCAATCAGTGTGCAGCAAAAGTTGTATCACAAAGAGGAGTTAGCGTGATATGAAAAATTTAAGTCATCAGTTCATATAAATGATTATTGTTACTGGTTCAAGAGGGTTCATAGGTAAAAATTTTCTAAAGAAAATAAATGAACCCATTATAGAAGTAGAACAAGATGATGCATATAAGTTTATTAGTGGATTTGATAAATGGGA